CCTGTACCCATCTCCATAAAGTATGCAAATACTTCTTTATCCCAAGACATTTCAAGCGCTTTTAACTGATGAGCAAAAGGCTTGCTTTTAAATTTATAATTCATAATAATTTATTCTTTCTATTGTAATTCGGTATCAAAAAGATTATAAAATGTCAAGAAGTTATGAAAAATAAAGTTTATGTAATCCAGGACATTCCTGGTACCAGAGAAGGTCGTCCCAAAATAAACATAATTGGAGCTGGCCAATATGGTGAATTAAAAGTTTTACTACCTGAGAATGCACAAATAATTTTAAGTGCAGGTCCTTTAGTTTTTAAATTAAGAAAATTATTAAAAGATTATACCAAAGAAGATTATTTATTATTAACAGGTGATCCTGCAATTATTGGTGTTGCATGTTCTATAGTTTCTGATATTACTAATGGTAAATATAAATTATTAAAGTGGGACAAACAAGAAAGAAGGTATTATCCAATTGAGATTGACTTATATCAAAAGGAAACATCTTGACAAAATAATTTATAGGACTATATTAGAAAGCAAATTAGAAAGGTTATAAAATGAGTGAAGTAAACTATAGAGAAGATAAAGTTGATGCAATCAAAGCGGTTGTTGATCCAAAACAATTAACTGATAAAGTGCAACAGTTAAAAGATTTAGAAGACGAAATTGCAAACGCAGAAGAGTCTGTAAAAAAATTAAAAGAAAAAGCCAACATCATTTCTCAATTTGAAATTCCTGAGATGATGAAGGATATGAACATTACAAAATTAAAGCTTAAAGATGGTGAGACTGTAGAAGTAGGAAATTTTTACAGCGCATCTATTCTTCCTGAAAAACAGGAAGAGGCTTTTACATGGCTTCGTAACAACGGTCGAGGTGATATTATTAAAAATGATATCACCGTTACCTTTGGTCGTGGCGAAGACAACAAGGCAGCAGAATATGCTGTCCTTGCTAAAGGTCAAGGATACGAACCTGTCCAGAAAGTGGGCGTACATCCTCAGACCCTAAAAGGAGTAGTCAGGGAGTGTCACGAGTCTGGAATCGAACTTCCTGATTGCTTCAAAACTTACGTGGGTAACCGTACAAATATAAAAAGGAGTTAAACATGAGTACAGAAGTACAAACAAAAAAACAGGCGCAAACACCGTCTACTATTTTATTTAGAGACGACGCCGACAAAGGTTTTGAGAACGTAAGACAAGAATCTCTTGCATTACCAATCTTAAAACTTTTACAGAATGGATCTGGAGAAGCACAGAAGCGTAATCAAAATTACGTTGAAGGAGCAGAACCAGGTATGTTCTTAAATATAGTTACTAAAAAACTATATGATGGTGATAAAGGAATTAGTGTTATTCCTTGTTACTATAAAATGGAATATCAAGAATGGGCAGAGTTTGGCACTGGTTCAGGTAGACCGGAACAAATTTATCCTGCTGATTCTGATATACTATCTAAGACTACTAAAGATGGTGGTAAAGATAGACTAGAGAATGGTAATTACATTCTGACTGTTCATCAAAACTACGTGATTATCGTAGGGGAAGATGGATCAGCTGAAACTGCACTTATTTCTATGAGTGCATCACAAGGCAAAATTGCAAGAAAATGGCAATCACTGCAAATGTCACAAACTATGACAGATGCACAAGGGTCATTTACACCTGCATCATTTGCTAATTCATATAGACTAACGTCTGTATTGAACTCTGGTAAAGGTAATCAGTGGTATGGTTTTTCAGTTGCTTTAGAAGGCGCTGTAAAAAATGCTACGATCTATCAAAGGGCAAAAGAATTCCACGATAGTATGGATAAACAAAACAGATAATTGCCACAATTGGGCGGTACATATGTGCCGCCCAAACACATAACCAGAGGGATACATGATAGAAAGACTAAGAGAAATATTTAAAGGTTTAGAGAGCGCATATGGTGCCACTAAAATTACAAATGATATAAGACATGATGGTAAAAATGAAGTTAGGTCTTATACAGTTAAAAATCCAGTTACAAAAGAACTTTGGGAAAAACATTTAAATGGAGATGAACCTGCATTAGGTGTTGTTCCTATTAACGAAGACAATGAATGTAAATGGGGTGCTATAGATATAGATACCTATCCATTTGATCATAAAAAATTAATTAAAAAAATTAGAGATAAAAATTTACCATTGATTGTGTTTAGATCAAAATCAGGTGGTGCACACGTTTATTGTTTTACAAAAGATTTTATTCCTGCATCTTTAATGAGACAAAAATTACAGATGATGGCTTCAGCATTAGGATATGCAAAAGCAGAAATATTTCCAAAACAATCTACGATTAAAGCAGATAGAGGTGATATTGGAAACTTTTTAAATATGCCATATCACGGTGGAGATAGAACTGTAAGATATGCAATAGGTGATGATGGACAATCTTTAACGATAGAAAATTTTATAAAAGAATATGACAAGTATGCACAAGATGAAGATCAATTAAAATTACTTTTAGTTAAAAAAGAAACAGACCCAGCAGAACCTTTTCCAGATGGTCCACCATGTTTAAATACGATAATTAAAAATGGTCCTATTGTAGAAGGTAATGGGGAGATAGCACATTCCGGCCGTGACAATGGTTTCTTTAATATTGGAGTTTATTTAAAAAAATCTAACCCAACAGGATGGCAAAAAGCTTTAGATGATTACAATGATGAAAAATATGTAAAACCTAAATTATCTCCTGAAGATGTTATTAGAATCAAAGCACAAGTTGAAAAAAAAGATTACAATTACAGATGTAAAGACAAACCTATTTGTAATTTTTGTGATGAAAAACTTTGTTACACAAGAACTTTTGGTAAAGGTGATGAAGTTAGAATGCCTGCTATTACAACCATAAGAAAATATGCATCGGATCCACCAATATTTTTTGTAACGGTAGATGAAGAAACCATAGAAGTAGATGGACCAACCTTACATGATCCTGAAAAATTTAGTGTGGTATGTATGACAGAATTAGGTACACCATTATTACCAGTTGCTAAATTAATATGGAGAAAGATGTTAGCTAAACTTATGAAAGCGATGGATCCAATTGAAGCTCCTGATGATACTAAAATAGATGTACAACTTAAAGAACTATTAACAGAATTTATTAGTCGTGATGGTAAAGACTTAGATAGTGTTTTAAAAAGTAAACCTTATACAGAAGGTGGAATTAGTTATTTTAAATTTAAAGATTTCTGGAGATTTGTCATTAGAAGTAAAAGTTGGCCAGATAAAACTTATTCTAAAAATAAAACTATAAGATTAGTTGAACAATTATTTAATGGTAAACAAGTCACCAGGGATGTTGTTGTCAAAGCTAAAGGTAAAGAAGAAAGAAAGAGTGTCAAACTTTGGACGGTAGAGAAAATTGAAGTGCAAAAGTATACACCAAAAAGATTAGAAAAGAAAGCGGCACCATTTGAATGAGAACAGTAATTGCAGGTCCACCAGGTACAGGGAAAACACATACTTTAATTCATAAACATTTACATAATGAATTAATTATCAATAAAACTGATCCTAAAAAAATTTGTTATATTACATTTAGTAATGCTGCGGCGGATGAAGCAAGAGATAGAATACAAAAAGAATATCCAACCTTTGAATTTGATTGGATATGTACCATGCATTCCATGGGAACTAAATTATTGAACATAGATACCACCACTCAATTATTAAAAGATGAAAATTGGAATCCATTTAAAAATAAATATGGACACACCGATATGCATTTTGAAACCATACAAAAAGAAAATGGTTATCACGAATATAAAAATCAATATATGAAAATTATAGAATATTCTCGTTGTACTAAAATGAATTTGCAAGATGCAGCAATCAAATTAGATTTAATAGATTTTATTAATGAACCATTATTAGAACAACTCAATCAAGATATTATTGATTATAAAAAAGATTATAACATGTTTGAATTCTCAGACATGATTTCCGATTTTGTTGAGAAAAAATTGTGTCCATCCCTCGATGCAGTTTTTCTTGATGAAGCTCAAGATCTGAATCCTCTGCAGTGGGATATGTTCTTTTATATTGAATCTCAATGTAAAAGATCTTTCGTTGCAGGGGATGACGATCAAGCAATCTATGCATTTCAAGGAGCTGATCCTAAAATATTTATAAATTTAGATGGCACTCCAGATCATCAAACGGTATCAAGAAGAGTACCCAAACAAATACATAAAGTTGCTTTATCTATATTAGATAACATTGATGAAAGAAGAGAAAAGATTTGGGAACCGAGAGACGCTGAAGGACATGTTATAGAAGATTTAGAACTCAATGATATTGATTTTAGTAAAGGTCAATGGATGATTTTAACTAGAACGAATGATCAAATGAAAAATTTAGTACCAATCTTGCAAGAATGTGGATATAGATTTGACTGTAAATTCAATGACTTATTGCCTTTAGAGGTTATTAAAGCCATTAATGACTGGGACCGACTGAATAAAGGTGCAAGTATCTCAGGAGAAGAAGCTCAAAACATTTACGAATATTTAAAATATGATGAAGGAGATGTGAAGTATGGTTTCTCCGGTGGCAAGTCTCTAGTAAACGTAGACTCTGTGGATATGGATGAATTAAGAATGGAACATGGTTTAATTACATCTGGAGACTGGAGAGTATTGCGATTAAAAAATTATCAAAGAAGTTATATCGAGGATCTCGTAGCGAGCGGCGAGGATCTAAGTAAACCTGCAAGAATTAAATTAGCAACCATACATTCTGTTAAAGGTGAAGAAGCAGAGAATGTTATTTTGTTTACAGATTTAGAAAGAATTATTTACGAGTCAGCGCAAGTAAATAAAGACACCGAACATAGATTATTTTTTGTGGGTGTAACAAGAGCAAAAGAAAAATTATTCATAATGAATCAAGGTTATGAATATCAATATAACATAGGAGAAGAAATAATATGACAAATAAAAAAATGTTTGAAGAAGCATTTCCACAAGATAAGCAGATAGGCGGGAGTCACTACAAGAACTTTCGCATTCAACCTTATGAATTTATATCAAAAAATAATCTTTCATTTTTTCAGGGCAATGTAATTAAATATGTTTGCCGTTACTTGAATAAGAATGGAATTGAAGATATAGATAAAATAATTCATTATTGTGAATTAGAAAAAAAGAAATTAAGAGATATCGCAAAAAATAAATGAACTTTGAAATGACCGTTATTTATGATTTAGGGTTACTCACTTGTATTGCAATATTTTATTTTATGTTAGGAGTATAGATGTTTACAGCACAAACGGAATGGAATGTTCCAGAAAAATTTCCAGATTTATCAAAATATAGTTATGTTGCTATTGACTTAGAAACTAGAGATCCAAACTTAAAAACAAGAGGATCAGGAGCAGTTATAGGTGAAGGAGAAATTATTGGTATTGCATTAGCTGTAGATGATTGGCAAGGTTATTATCCGATAGGACATAGAGAAGGTAATTTAGATAAAAGAATTGTACTTGATTATGTTAAAGATGTTTGTAAAGCAAATAATACAAAAATATTTCATAATGCGATGTATGATGTCTGTTGGTTAAGATCTTATGGAATACAAATCAATGGACACATTATTGATACCATGGTGATGGCATCTTTAATTGATGAAAATAGATTATTTTATTCTTTAAACAGTGTAGGTTTTGATTATCTTGGTGAAGTTAAAGATGAAAAAGCTTTATTAGATGCAGCAGCTGCAGCAGGTATTGATGCTAAATCAGAAATGTATAAACTTCCTGCAATGGATGTTGGAGCATACGCAGAAAAAGATGCAGCACTAACTTTAAAATTATTTAAAGAATTATCTAAACATATTCAAAAACAAAATTTAGAAAATATATTTGACCTAGAGACACAGCTCTTTCCATGTTTAATAGATATGAAATTTAAAGGAGTGAGAGTAGATGTAGAGGCAGCACACTTATTAAAACAATCAATGATAGCAGAAGAGAAAGAGTTATTATTAGCAGTGAAGAAAGAAACAGGTATTGAGCCACAGATTTGGGCTGCAAGAAGTATTGCACAAGTTTTTGATAAACTTGGTTTAAGTTATCATAGAACAGAGAAATCAAATGCACCCTCCTTTACTAAAAATTATTTATCAGAACACAAACACCCTTTAGTACAAAAAATTGCAAAAGCTAGAGAAATAAATAAAGCGCATACAACTTTTATAGACACCATTTTAAAACATGAACACAAAGGTAGAATTCACGCAGATATTAATCCAATAAGATCGGATCAAGGGGGAACTGTAACGGGAAGATTTAGTTATAGTAATCCAAACTTACAACAAATACCTGCAAGAAATAAAGATTTAGGACCTAAAATTAGATCTTTATTTTTACCTGAACGAGATCATATCTGGGGTTGTTTTGACTATTCACAACAAGAACCAAGACTCGTTGTACATTACGCAGCAGAAACAGATCCTATTATGTATGATGATTCTGTATCTGAAATTGTAAAAAAATTTCAAAACAATACTGTAGACTTTCACCAAACAGTAGCAGACATGGCCGGTATATCTAGAAGTAATGCCAAAACTATTAACTTAGGATTATTTTATGGTATGGGTAAAGCAAAATTACAAGCAGAACTTGGTCTATCTACTAAAGCAGAAGCAGAAAAATTATTTAATCAGTATCACGAGAATGTACCTTTCGTAAAAGAGTTAATGAATATGACTTCAAGACTTGCTCAAACATCTGGATCTATTGGAACCATATTAGGACGTAGATGTAGATTTGATAAATGGGAAATAGCGGAATGGAATGATGGTAAATTTACAGCACCTATGAGTAAACCTGATGCAGAAGCTGCATACTTTACAAAATATCCTAGTGCAACAAAAGCAAATATTAGAAGAGCAATGACTTACAAAGCTTTAAATAAATTAATACAAGGATCAGCTGCTGATATGACTAAGAAAGCTATGTTAGATTTATATAATGAAGGTATTATACCTCATATACAAATTCATGATGAATTAGATATTTCTGTTGAATCAGAAGAACAAGCTAAAAAGATAATTGAAATTATGGAAAATGCTGTTAAACTAGCGGTCCCAAATAAAGTGGATTACGAATCTGGTAAAACATGGGGAGATATTAATGGATAACCCGAGGATTAAAATATGGCCTACCTTAACGCGAATATACCACCGATATATTGTAAAATTAGGACCGAGTATCTCTATGATTTGGACATGGATAAAAAAGGTGAACGTGAATGTGTTATCTTTGGTCTTGCAAGTATTTCAGGCAGGGCTCTCTTGTTTCACATATTACTTCCCAACGGCGCAGTCTACTATAGATTGCCTATCTCAGCGTTTTTCCAAAAACGTTTTTCTAGATCCGAAGTGCCGGATATGTCGGTCGACGAGCTTCAGTTGTGGAACTGTTTTAGTTATTGGCCTAGTGTTCATGTCTTTGATTTTCTTGCTGGTGTAGATGGTAAATATCGTGGAAAGGATAAAAACTTTTATTCAGGAAATTATTTATTCACTGTTGATTGGGCCCATCCTGAACCTAATATTTTGGATGTGGAACATTCTCAAATACCTCAAGAACATAAGTGTGCGCATATACTGGCTCTTGATAACGGTAATTTTGCAGCTCAGCCTAATAATCGCATTTTGTGGCATGTTAATAATTACACTACTGAGTCCGATTGGCCTGACTATAAAGTTCAAAATACAGTCTGGGATGTTGAAGGTGCGGACTGGATTACGGAAGATACTGACAAAATGTTTTACGAGATAGAACCAAATAACACTACTAAAAAATAAAATTTCTGTTATAATATTAGGTTCACCTAATTAAGGAGGACATATGATTGATAGATTTACACATTTGTTTAAAAGCAGAAACGAAGAACAAAATTTAGCTTCTAAAAGAAAAACTTTGTTTAATGCAAGAAGTGAAGTTGATATCAATGCTAATGGTACATCTGGATATGTTGTAAAACATGGGCCAAACAAAGGAAAAGT